TGGAAGACAGGCGGCACGAGCTGGCGGGTGTACTGATCCCGGGTTACGTTTCATTCATCCGATGCACGGAGGTCAGCAATGGCTGCCGTGCCACATCGCTCCAGCGTGAGCGTGGTCTGAGCAGGGTGATGTGGCAATCGCTCTGAATCGATTCGGTGGCCATGTCAATGGCTAGCCCGACGAGCCCCCGCAAGGGGGCTTTGTTGTTGGCGGGTGTACTGATCTCGCTCCGTAGACTGCCAATAGGTTTTGGTGTGCGAATGGCCTGCTGGTATCCGTCTCCTTACTGGAAGCCATCTGACCAGCCACAGCCCGAGTCACCCCATCAAGCTGCGATTGCTCAACCTGTCAAACAGGAAGAACCCAAGCGTCGCGTTCGCAAGTCTGACTCTGAGGGCTGATCGCCATGCTTCCCAGCTACAACCCGCAGCGTCATTTCGGTTGGCAGGGTGCTGTTCAGCTGGGTGCTGACACAGCGATTGCACCTGATGATCCGTCCGCCCCATCCGCTCAATACTGGGCAATGGCCGTGCATTGGGCGCCGATCTCTGATGTCCTTGGTGGAACGTCGCTGTTGCGGCATAAGGCAGAGATCTATCTGCCGCGGTTGCCTCAGGAGGATGACCGTTGCTGGTCGACACGTATTTCGCGCAGTGTCCTGACGCCTTATTTCAAGCGGATCGTTGACGCAGCGTGTGGATTGATTCTGCGCAAGCCGATTGAGCTTGAAGGTGGCAACGAAACTTGGTGGGCGGAGTGGCGCAATGGTGAGGTTGATCGCCAAGGTACAGACCTCGATGAGTTTGCACGGCGGCTTCTGTTCAATGCGATCGCCTATGGCCACAGTGGTGTGTTGGTCGATTTCACGGCGTCACCTGTTCGCACCTTGCGAGATGAGGTGTTGCTTGGCGAGCGGCCGTATCTGATCCCAGCTGAAGCGCAGAACATCATCGGCTGGCGGCAACGCACGAGTGAGCGCGGCGGTCGGCTGCAACAGCTGCGGCTTAGGGAATGGGCGACAGAGGATGACGGACGGTTTGGCACACGAACGGTTCAGCAGATCCGTGTGCTCGAGCCTGGCAAGTGGGAAGTGTGGCGACAGGCGCAGGACACCGGCAGTGGCTGGGCGTTGTATGACCAGGGCACGACAAGCCTGCAAGAGATCCCATTTGCTGCTTGCTACAGCGGTCGTGAGGCGACGCTAATCAGTAAGCCGCCGATGCTTGAGTTGGCGCAGCTTCAACTGCAGCATTACAGCCTGCAGGGCCAGCTGTTGAATGCGTTGGCTGTTGCTGCACAGCCGATCCTGGTATTGAAGGGTTGGGACGACCAAAGCCCTGAGATCAATGTGAGTGTGGCGAATGCGATTGCCATGCCACCTGATGGTGCTGTGGAGTATTGCGAGCCGGCGTATCAATGCTTCCAAAGCATCCAGGCGGAGCTTGATCGGATGGCTGATCAGATGAAGCAACTGGGCATTGCAACACTGAGCCAGCAGAAGACCTTCCAGGAGTCAGGCACTGCGAAAGCTTTAGATCGGATCGATACCAACAGTTTGCTTGCGGTATTGAGCAAGGACCTGGAGCAGACGCTGCAGCAATGCGTGAACTGGGTGGCGGAGTATGCGGGGCAGGAGCCGCCTGAGGTGTTGATCGACCGCGATTTCGACAATGCTGCGATCGACGCACAGACGATGACAGCAGTGAATGCGTTGTTCACCTCAGGGTTGTTAGATCAGGAGACAGCGCTGAGGGCGATTGGTAACAGCGAGCTGTTTGGTGATGACTTCGACCCTGAAACAGTGATGGCGAATGCTGAACTAGAGCAACAGCAGGGCATGGAGCAACAGATGGCGATCATGCAGGGCAATCAGTCCAATGGCGTTGTCCCTCCACAGGAAGCACCGCCTGAGGAGTGATGCAAAACGCCGCGCAGGCGCTGGTTGTTGTCCGTGATCAATTCGCGCTGAAGAACCTCAGCGACGATGCGTTGAGGATGATCCTGCCTGCTTACCAGGAGGCATTCCAGCGACTTCAGTTCTTGCTGAAGAACCTGCCACCTGAGGGGGCAAGTATTGAGCGTGAGTTATGGCTTCGCACGCAGCTGGAAACGATCAGGGCGCAGTTTGGCCCTGTTGCTGATCGGATCTATCAGGTGTTGCCTGAAGCACAGGCGCGAGCGTTTGAGGAGGGGTTGAGCAATGCGCAGAAGTATCTAGAGGCTGATGGCGTCAAACCGGAAGTGCGACAGTCGACATTGAGTGGTGCAACGACACGCGGCACTGAGGTGAGCGTCACGGGTAACGACCTTGGCGTGAACATGACCAAGGCGGTCGAGAAGGGATTCATTAGCCCGAGCATCACTAGGCAGCAGGTAGTGGCCGCGGCGAGGGAGACGGGGTTTTCGGTGTTAAGTCCTGGCGGTAGCAAGGTCGGCCTGGTTGATCTCCTGCCGAACTACGTCGAGGCAATGGGCAAGCAGGTTGAGACCAAGTTGCGCGCTGGGTTTCTGCTTGGCCTGACAAACGACGAGATCGAGCGCCAGGTGGTCAGTGTCGCTGGCGAGCTTGGGCCAGGGCGCAAGGGTCGTGCGATGACTGAGGCGATTGTGCGCACCTCGATGGCTGAGGCCAGCCAGTCAGCGCATGACGTGTTCTATGAAGCCAACGAGGATCTGTTGATCCCTACCAAGAGCGGGGACAAGTGGTGGTGGGATGCCAGCAATGACACCAGGCTGTGCCAGATCTGTGCGCCATTAGATGGGGTGAAGTTCAAGGAGCGCAGCAGTCCGCCGTATGCGTGGCCGGCGCATTTCAGCTGTCGGTGCAAGATCCTGCCTTGGACCCGATCAATGGAGATACGGGAAGAGAGGGAAGGTGGACGCCCTGGCAGTTTTCTTGAAGCAACACCTGTTCAATACGACAAACGGGGCAAGCGATTGCCACCGCCTGATGGATACACGGGTGACAACGCTTACAAACGCCCGATGAGGGTGAATGGTGAGATGCAGTGGGTTCGTAGCAGACAGCTGGGGAAAGGTCAGACGACAGCGGGGGACATGCTGCAGAACGCCAACGAGCACAGCAAGCGGTTGGTGTTGGGCAAGCACACAGATGCGTTCAACAAGCTGACAGGTAAGGGCGGGAAGTACGAAAAGGACCCGCAGGGTGCAGTGCGTGAGCTGTTGGGCAAACCGCTGCCACCTGGGGCAACAGCCCCCAGGCCGGTGCGTGGACCTACACGGCGTCGCTAGCGTCGCTGCATGAGTCACACCCCCGAGCAGGCGCTGGCGGAAGCCAGGTGTTTGTACGAAAAACGCAAACCCACAGGTTGGCGGGCGTTCTCAATGGGCGGCATCAAGGTGGCCAACAGGGTGCCGTGGTACGAGCGCCAGGTGCGCAGTGCCTACCCGTTCCTGGAGTGGGAAGAGGCAGAACGCAGCTTTTTCGGTGATCTCTCAACAGTCTTGGCCTATGTGAACGCTGGCCAGGACGTGAACCTTGTTGGCGACATGCGGCAAACCTTTCGCAGCTTGTGTCGTGTGGCGCGAGGAGCGGCAGAGCGTATTCACGAAAGCGACCAGGCTGATCTGCAGCGTCGGCTGGCGATCTTTGGCTTATTAGGGCGCAAATAGACTGAGCCAATACCCCTAGGCATCGCTGTGGCTGAAGGCGCTTTGGTTGTATCTGCGGCGGTGGTGAGCGGCCGGTTGGTGCTTGGGTTGAACGATGGAACCTTGATCGATTGCGGTCAGGTTCAAGGCCCACAAGGTTTGACAGGCCCTGTTGGTCCGATGGGACCGAGTGGTCGTGATGGTCAGAACGGCAATGGTGTGTTGTCGGGCGAAGGTGCCCCGACGATGGAAGACGGGCAATACGGCGACTTCTGGTACGACGTCATTGAGGCGGCGTTCTACGGGCCAAAGAACCCCACCACCGGCTGGGGTTCACCGATCTATTTACGCAACGGCACCGGCATCAGCCTGCAGGGTGTGAGCGGCTCTGTCGCCACCAGCACCTTCAGCACTACTGGCGCGGTGGCGGCGCAGAACGTGTTGCCCCGCTTGCGGGATCTGTCAGATGTCAGCCAGCACAGTGCCCCGGCTGAGGGCACGATGCCGATCTGGTCAACGGTCGCGCAGCAGTTTATCTTCAACACCCCCAACGCTCATGTGAAGCCGTGGGACACGGTTCACCGCTGGGAGTCGGGCGCCACTGTGATCCACCACGGCGAGCTGTGGAGGGCGACGACCGACAACAGCAACATCGAGCCGCAGCACGAGAACGGCCGCGTCACGCTCTACATCAACGTTGCTGGCGAGCCCACCTTCGGCCTGGTGCCCATGGGCCTGGGTACAACAGCACCGCCTTCTGGCAACCAGCCGCTTCCTGCCAGCAAATACGCCTACCACCTCGTCTACACCGACGACGCCACGCCAGCGACGGTCTGGAAGTTCGTGGTGAAGGGCGCCAACCCTGACACGCACCAGCCCTATGGCCAATGGGAGGGCCGCCCCTGGCAGTGCATCATCTGGCGCTCCCTGGTGCCGCCACCGCTGAAGTTCCCTCCCAACGTCGTGATGGTGTGGATCTATGGCACCAGCACGGGTCAGCATCCGCCTGTGCTGGGTCAGCAGGCGTGGGCCTCGGTCGATCTCAACAGCCACATCAGCCGCGCCACCGACGTTGAGGCGCCCAACCCAACCCACGGCGACCTGCTGATCTTTGACGCCAGCATCAGCAAGTGGAGAGCCGTCCACCGTAACCAAATACTCAGCCCTTCTCAGAACGAAACCCACCCGTTGCGGATGGTCAACACCAACCCGGTGATCGTGTCTGACACGGACTACTCACTGCTGCTGGATCTACCCAGCGGCACCGAGCCATTGATCACGCTGCCCAACCCCGTCGGCTGCAAGGGGCGCGAGCTGCACGTCAAGAACTACCACACAGCTGTCGCCCGTTCGACCGTGGCCAACGTCCGCAGTAACCGGGACTACGCCACCCTCACCGACCAGATCACTGCCAACGCCAACGGCGCCTGGGCGGTCCTGGTCTCCGACGGCATCGCCTGGGTGAAGCTGCAGGCATACCCAACCAGCGATTGATGCAGTTCCCCCGCATCAGTCAGACCAACATGTTGTTGGGCCTGTTGGCAATGCTGTTGGTGGGGAGCATTTTGAACAACCGCGAGAGCCTTCTGTTCTGCGAAAAGGCTCTCTACGGAGAGATGGAGACATTGCGCAAAGAGACGACGGTGAAGGACGCCATCAAGTTCACCGACGTTTGCCCTGAGGTTCGTCAACGCCAGGAGAACAACCTCAACAAGTGGCTTGAGGTGATCCTTGCGTTGCTTGTGCAGTTCCACCCACCTGCCGAGAGGTGATCAAATGGTGAGCGCTAGCTATGCGCAGGGGTAGGCCCATAGACTGACTTCGTAACCCTTTCTGTATTGCATGTCTGACGATCAAGTCTTCACGCCAGTGGGTGGAGACAGCGCCGCGCCGGTGGGCGGCAGCGATTCGCAGATCAGCCCGGATCAGCTCAATCGTCCGATTCGCCCTGACCAGGCATCGGCTGAGTTCGTAGATCCTGCTGTAGCCCAACAACTTGGTTTGGTCAAAGCCAAGAATCAGGAGCTACAGAGTGAGAAGCGCAAGCTGGTTGAAGATCTGAAAGGACTTCGCCAGCAGATGGAGCAACTCCAGGCTGCGCAACAGTCAACCGTTCAACGCTCCCTTGAGGAGCAAGGGCAGTTCAAGCAGCTGTACGAGGATCTGAAAAAGACCCACGCCGCTGAAGTCGCTGCGCACGCAGAGACCAAAGGGTTGCTTGAACAGGAGCGTCAGGGCCGCCAACAGGAAACCCTGAAGGCAGCTGCTACCGCTCAGATCAGCCAAGCCAATGCTGTTAATCCGTCGCAGCTCTATGCGTTGCTTCAGCCGCAGCTGAGAGCAGACGCCGAAGGCAACCCAGTGGCTCTCTTCGGGGGCGTCGAGACCCCGCTGGCCGATGCCCTCGCGTCCTTGAAGCAAGCACCTGAATGGCAACACCACTTCGGCCCTGCCGCTGGTGGTTATGGCATGGGCGCTGCGCCAACTAGCAGCGTGGCACCTGGCATGAACAACCCCTTCCGATCGGGCAACTTGACTGAGGCCATGGCACTCAAGCTCAGCAACCCAGAGTTGGCGGCTGCGCTTGAAGCTGAAGCACGCAGAGGGTAATCACCGTTAACCCACAGGACTGAAGAGCAATGGCTGCGCCATTCATGAATTACGGCAGCGCACGCGCCTCAAGCGGCGCTGTGACTGCTGCAACCGCTCCTTATGGAGCTACCTTCCTTTCGGACATCATCACGCGACCCGAGTTCCTGGGTTACGTGCAAGAGGCGATCTACGAGCGCTCTCTGTTTGTGCGTTCTGGCGCTGTTGTCCGCAACACCGCATTGGATGCACGCGCTGGTGGCGTGAAGGTTGAGGTGCCTACCTGGCGCCCAATCAACCCTGTCGAAGAGCAGATCAAATCGTCTGCCGATTGGGGCACTTCTGGCCAGGGCTATCTGACCCCTCAGCGCCTAACTGCTGGAAAGCAGATAGCTCCCATCATGCACAGGGGCTTTGCGTATGCCGCAGACGACCTGTCTGTTTTGGGCTCGGGAGGTGACCCGTTAGCTGCCATGCGTGTGCAGCTGGCTGATGCAATCAACAAGCTCAAGGAGATCACTCTCCTGAATCAGCTTGAGGGTCTGTTCAAGACTGCGATTGCATCCAACAGCACTGACATCGGCTCTGCCGTGGTGCCTGGCAGCCTCACGAACGCCAACTTCCTGAGCGCTGCTACAGCGATTCAGGGTAAGTCGGTGCTGGGTGAGCGCGCAGATCAGCTGAACACCATCGTCATGCCTTCGGCGGTGTACTTCTATCTGCAACAGACTGGGATGCTGACCTTCAGCTCCGACAGCCTGAGCGGTGGCACCGGCATCAAGTGGGGCGGCGGCGGTATCGGCGTGACCGACACCAATGTTGCTTGGTTCGCTGGTATGCGCGTGATCGTGACCGACAACATCGGCGCAATCGCTGGTGGCACTGCTACTCACGCCAAGAAGTATCCGGTCTATATGCTCGGCAGCGGAAGCATCGCCGAAGGTGTACAGCAGGAGCTTCGGATTGAGGCAGATAGAAATATCCTCGCGAAGGAGGATGTGGTCTCCGTTGATTATCACTACGGATACCATCTGGGAGGAACAAGCTACGTCGGAGCTGATAACCCGACCAATGCATTGTTGGCCACCAACACCAGCTGGTCGTCTATCTACACCGACAAGCGCAACATCGCTGCTGCACGTCTGGTGGTGAACACCCCCTTCGGTGGCGCCTACTGACCGCTCACTGCAGCGATCGTTCAACGCCCCCGAAAGGGGGCCTTTTTCATGCCAGCGGCACGCCGGTGATCAGGTGCGCCACGACTTGTTCATCTGTGAAGTCGGTTGAGGTTTGCGCAGCCTTTGATGCCTTGGGTGCTGCAGGTGTTGGTTCTTCTTTGGGTGCGGGCGCAGGTGCATCAGCAGCCGCAGGTGCGGGGCTGTCCTTGGCAGGAGCGTCGGGCATTGCTTGACCGATTGAGGGCAACCTCAGTCTGCCTGCGTCCGCGCTCTCCCTGCGCAGGGGTAGACCCTATGGCATAATGAATGGAGAGGCAGGGGTGCAACCCTCCTCTCCCGGACCAGTCGCATCACCGACCAGCCATGAAGACCGTAAACGACCGCCGGTTCTACGTCTACGCCTACCTGCGGACGGACGGCACCCCCTACTACATCGGCAAGGGCAACGGATACCGAATCCATGGAAGCAGTCGAAGGATTGCGTTGCCGCCTGAGGATCGCCGCAAAATCTTGGTCGGCGAGCTGTCTGAAGATGAGGCGTTTGAATACGAGATTGCTCTGATCTACTGCTTAGGGCGAAAAGACCAAGGCACTGGCTGTCTCCGCAACTTGACCGATGGCGGCGAAGGCGCTTCAAACCCATCCGCTGAAACACTGGCAAAGCGCAGCGAAAAATTGAAGCAGGTCGAGCACACGGCCGAATGGATTAACAAGCGAGTGCAGGCGCCCCTTGATCGTGCGGCAAACAAATACGGCATAGATCGAGACACATGGCGCAGTTTTGACGAGAACAAGCGATCAGCCATACGAGCCAGGTACAACAGGGGCATTCGAGGCGCTGAAGCCTTGCTTGGCCCAAACCAAGCGGAAAGACGCAGCTTTGAATTGGCTCAAAGGTTTGGGATTGACCCGCGTGTGTGGTTTGGCCTGCCCGAGGTGCAGCGTTCAGCGCTGTCCATAAGGCATAAGCGCACGGGCAAGCGTGGAGAAGAGCTTCTTGCCATGGGGCTCAACCCGCGCCAACGCATGGCGGCAGCTGCAGAGCGTTGCGGCATTGAGCTGTCCGTATGGAAGCGGATGACGGCTGGCCAGCGCAGTCGTGCATCTGCAAAGGCCAAAAGAACCGCCACTTAGACTGGTTGAGTGTCGAGGCAGGGCCGGTGCTCCAAATGATCCGCCTTTACCTTGAGCCCAGCGAGAAGCTCCCGCCCCACATGCGGCCGCAGTCATTCATCCCTGTGATTGATTGCGATCCTGCGCAGGCGCGCGATCTAAAGCGTCGTCTACAGCGTCAGGGCTACAACGTGATTGCCGTCCCCATCTGATGACGCTGCCCGTAATTACAGCGGCGGAAGCCACCGCCTATTTCGCCACCACACCGCGAACTGCGGAGTGGACAGCGCTTACTGATCAGGACATTCAGCTGGCGGAGGCTCAACGTTGGCTGGGCAACCTGTGTTTCGATCAGGACGCTGAATGCTGCGGGCGCCTATTTGCTGACGGTTGGCTGCAAGCCGTGAGCGAGCTTGCTCTGGCCTTGAGCAAGAACCCAACCGCGATCATGGGTGGCGGCACGTCTGGCGCCACGATCAAGAAGGCACAGCTTGGTGGCCTGAGTGTTGAGTATTTCGAGGCCGGCGCTGGTGATCAGAAGGTCAGCTCGAGCGGGCCTGCTGTGTTGCAGGCGTTCCCTTGGCTGGTTGACATGCTGCGCTGTTGGCTAAGGACACCGACAGGTAGCGGTCGCGTGCTGCATCGCACTTGCACGCAGTCCTACGCCTATCGGAGCTGGATCTGATGGCCACTTTTGACACGCTGTTCCGCGGTGTAGGCAAGGATCTAGTGGAGCTGTTTGGCTCCAACTGCGTCTACAGCCACAGAAGCACTGCCCCCGTCTACGACCCATTGAGTGGCTCCGTCGTCGATCCGGTCGCCACCTATGCAATCAAGGCTGGCGTCGAGGAGATGAAACGCCTCGAGGGTGGCGGTGTTGCTGAAACCTATGAAGCGCTGATGTGGTTCAGCCATGTGTTGTTGCCGGTGGTGCCGACCACATCTGACAGCGTGACCTATCAAGGGAAGACCTGGCAGGTGGTTGCAGTCGACCCGCAGTACGCGGGCGACCAGCTGATTGCGTTCAAGCTGCGTGTGAGGTCGAACTAATGCCGAAGTTCAGCAACGCAAGGGACCTCGAGGCGCACCTCAAGAAGGCGCTCGACGCCACGGTTTACGAAACGATTCGCACATGTCAGGGCACGCTGGGGGCCATTACCCCAAGGGATACAGGCCGTTTGCGGTCCAGTTGGTTTGCGGCTGAGGGTGCCGCTAGTAGTGACGTTGCGCCTGAGGGGACCGATAGCCCCAACAACGACGCTGACGGGTTACGTGTGGACTGCCGCAAGCCGTATCACCTGACGAACTCGCTGCCATACGCTCAGCGGCTTGCTTTGGAGGAGTACGCCAAGGCGGACAAAAACTGGTTCCTTAACTTCGTGAACGTCGAGATAGGACAGATCCAAGAGGATGCAGCCAATGCAGTTAGGGAGAAGTACGACCTATGAGCTACCAGCAAGTGCGGGGCGCCATGGCAAAGCTGACCAGCGATGCGCTGACAGCGGCTGGCGTGCCATTCGCTGACCAAAGTTTCGACAACGTTCAGGACACACCCAGCAAGGACGCTGCCGGCACCTATGCAACGGTGAACATCAGCATCCCGCAGACCGTGACGGAAGCGATCGGCTGCGAAGGTGCGGACAACATTGTGGGCACCTGCAATCTGGTGTTGTACACGCCAAAGGGCCGTGGCATGAAGCCAGCGGAGGACGTTATGCAGGTGGTGATCAAGGAATGGGTGAGGGTCAACAAGGTGCTTGTGAACGAGGGCGGCGTTCACCTGCGGACGCGGAACATAAACGGGCCTAATGGATTGGCACCTGATTCGCGGCCGCATCAGGCCACACAGATGAGCTGCGCCTTCACCGCTCGGGTTGCGTAGGGTTAGGGAAGCCAGTGCCCCCGCTGGTCAACAGACGCCCCCGCCTGTTGTTTACCTGAGGCACTTCAATGCCTATCGCATGTTCACAAACGGTGCTTACGGGCTCCGAAGGTTCGATCTGGTTCCAACCAGCTGGCACTCAGTTCTGCCTGCTTGATTTCACCGACTTCCCTGTTGGCACTCTGATCAAGGTCCCCGCGGACAATGACTTCCGTGTTGGCGACCCTGTTGTCTTTACCGAAGAGGGCGACAACAGCAAGCTGACTGATGCTTTGACCCCTGGTGACACCTACTACGTTGTCGCTCGGACGATGACATCGATCAGCGTTTCCGAAACTCCCGGTGGGCTAGCGATCCCCATCACCGCAACTGGCGGTAGCGGCACTGCTGACACCCCTGGAGCTGACAACCACATCGGCCTCGACTTCGCGGAGTTCGCGGCCGTCTGCCAGGTGAAGACCTTCCAGATCGACCTGAGCCGTGAAGAGCTGGACACCACCGTTCTGCCTTGCGGTGTCGGTGTTTCCAGTACCCAAGCGCCGTTTCGCACCATGCAGGCTGGCTATGCCAGCGGCACTGGCACGATGAGCGTTCAGTTCACTTCTGAGCAGAACAGCTTGGCCAACCGTCTGCTGTCTAACAGCATGAGGAAGAACCAGGGCGGCGCCGAAGTCCGTCTCTACGTGAACACCGTGGACGATGGCACTGGCAAGCCCGACGATACGAAGAGCCTGTTCATTCAGGCTCCGATCTCGATCATGGGCTTCAGCCTGAGCGTTGCGCCTGAAGAGGTCACTGTTGCTGAGCTGAACTTCAGCGTGTCTGGCCAGCCGACCCGTCTGTTTGTCTAAGACAGACTGAAGGCGGAGGACCTTTTTGCCCCCTGTCCTGGAGCAGGGGGCTTTTTCATGTTGGGTAGGCTTGACCTGGCTGGTGGTGACTCCCAGCTGGAGCTGGGGAGGCTGGTCCTCCCTTCTCCCTACACTGAACCCGAGTCACTACTCCTAGGTATGCGTGCTCTAGATCGGTTGAAGGCGTCTGTGGCCATGAAGGCGACACGTCGGAGCGTGGATCTTCCCAACGGGACTGAGTTCGAGTTCTACAGCAAGCCGGTGACGTTGGCGCAGCGTGCGCGTGCTCAGAAGCAGGCTGGCAACGACAACACCACCGACTTCGCCTTGCAACTGCTGGTGATGATGGCTGAGGATGAGAACGGCGCGAAGCTGTTCACTGCTGGTGAGATTGCCGAGCTTCGCAATGAGCTGCCCGCCAGTGTTGTTGAGGGCTTGATGCTGCAGCTGTTGCAGGAAGCTGAGGCAGCTGAACAGGAGGATGCAAGCCCCAAGCCATCAAGGGCCAGCTCGAGAAAGACGGATTTCTGATGCTGCAGATGGTGGTAGCTGAGAAGCTCGGCTACACCCTGCAGGAGCTGATGGAACGGATCACGGTTGAAGAGCTTCAGCTGTGGTCGGCGTTCTATGAGGTCCGCCATCAGCAAGAGCAGAAGGCCATGAAAGATGCGCAGCGGCGGCGTCGGTAGGCTGGCGTTAACGCTGCGCAGGGATCTTGGCCGCTCAGTTTGCCGTTGACCTCCTCTTCAAGGCCAATACCTCTGCTCTGAGCAAGGTCTCTAATCAGCTACAAGGTGTTGAAGGGACTGCCAATAAACTCAAGGGGCAGAATCCCTTTCAAGGCATTGAACGCGGTGCCAAGGGCGCTGGTGATGCAGCAGTACGTGCTGGCAAGCAGGCTGAATCAGCAGCTGGCGGGTTCAACAGACTGAGCACTGCTGTTGGTGGCCTGGTGTCTGCCTATGCAGTGTTGGCTGCAGGCAAGTTTGTCTTTGCCAAGACTGCTGAACTAGAAACGCAGACCAAGAGCCTCCAAGTGCTAACTGGCAGCTTGGAAAAGGCGAAGACTGTGATCAGCGAGCTACAGCAGTTCGCCAGTGTCACACCATTCACCAGCACTGATCTGATTGAAACTGCCAAGCGCTTAAAGGCCTTTGGTGTTGATAGTGAAAAGCTTGTTGATACCACCAAACGTCTAGGTGATGTAGCAGGCGCCACTGGTGCTGAATTAAGTGGTGTTGCTACTGCCTACGGACAGATTCAAGCTAAAGGCAGACTGCAAGGCGAGGAGCTGCTGCAGCTACAGGAGCGTGGCATCAACCTGCAGGATGAACTGCAGAAGATGTATGGGCTCACAGGAGAAGAGTTCCGCGAGGCACTAGAGAAGGGGCAGATCAGCGCAAAAGCGGTTGAACTCGCCTTGAAGCGATTAACAGATGCTGGCGGCAAGTATGCCAATGGTGCTGTCGCTCAATCTGACACGTTGAGCGGTAAGTTCAGCACCTTGCAGGACGGTATTGACAGTCTGGCCAGGCGGCTTGGTGAGGTGTTAATGCCTACGCTCAAAGGTATTCTTGATTACGCCAACCAAGCACTTGATTCCATCAATCGTGTATTGGCGGCGGGTCGTGGTGGTGCTTTCAGTCGGAACATTGCCTACGCAGGCAATCAAATCACCTTTGGTGCTACAAGCCAAGGTGTTGATTCACTTGAAAAGCTAATAGGGCAGATCACGCCACAGTCAAACAAAGTTGGCATTGAGCAGAACTTGCAGGTGCTGCGTCAGGCGCAGACATCACTCAGGCGAATCCCTGCGACTGATCCAAATGCTGCCCGCGCGCAATCACTGCAGGGTGTGATCCTGGGCAAGATCGATCAGAACCTTGAGGCACTTAAAAAAGTAGCTACAACTCCAGCCGCTTCCGCAGCTAAGGGAAGCTTCACGCCGCCGCCATTACTTAATGACAAAAGCGGTGCATCTAAATCGGTTGAAAAGGCCGTTCGCAAGGGCGTGATCGGCGGCATGACCGGTGGCGGGCAGGGTGATGCCAGTCGTGGTCGCAGCACAGGTCCACACCTTCACGCACAGCTTGTACGTGGCGGCAACCTCGAAGCGATGGTTGATTCAGCCCTCGACTTTGGCGGTGGACGCACAGCAAGCAGCTTTGGTCTTGGTCGTGGTGCTGCATCACATGGCTATCCAGGCCGTGACTACTACACACCGCAGGGCACACCTTTCACCTTGAAGCCTGGCTGGTCTGCTACTGACATGGGCATTCAGGGTGCCCTTGGTCGTGGCATGCGTATCAGTGGCCCTGGCGGCGTATTTGAACTTGGTCACCTTGCAGGGGTAAAAACAGGCGACCTCAACGGCAAGGGTGCTGCTGGTGACATGGTCAATGCCCAGCAAGATGCACTAGATAATTACATGGAATCTCAGAAGCGTGGTGAAGATCTACTGCGCACCTTCAATGACCAGCTTGATACTTTGGTGCTACAAGGTACGAAAGGTGAAGAGCTTGGTCGCATTCAGCGTGATTATCTTGCGCGACAGCGTGAAATCGGTGAGCTTGCTGATCCGATGCAACGTGCTGACGCTGAAGCCCTGAGCCTTCGCATTAAGCAGGTTGAGACAACACGCGAAGAGGTGAGGTTGCTGTATGAACAGCTTGATGCAAGTGAGCTGTTAAATCAAAGCTATGGCGAACGTGCATTTGGCAGGGGCTTTGATAGCAGCACTGTTGCAAGTGGCTTCGATCCATCTGCTCCGAATCTCGACCCGAACGTCAAGCAGGGCAAGATCGCTGATTACATGAACGAGCTGCGAACGCAGTTGGCGGATACGGAGGGGATGATTGTGAGCCTTGCAGGCACGATTCAAAGTCAGCTCGCTAGTTCACTGAGCAATGCAATCACTGGTTTGATTCAAGGCACGGCAACAATCAAGGAGGTATTCAGTGATCTGTTTGCCAACATCGGCAATGCCTTCATTCAGATGGCAACGCAGATCTTGTCTCAGAAGCTGATCCTGAGTGTTCTTGGTTTGTTTGGTGGCAGCAGTGGCTCAGGGCTGTTTAGCGGTGCTGGTCCATTTGCCCTACCAGGCGGTGGTGGGTTCAATGGCTTTGGCCTTGACCTCTTCGCCTCTGGTGGTTCCACACCAGTGAACACCCCTGTTCTTGTTGGTGAACGTGGCCCTGAAATGTTTGTGCCTGGCCAGAGTGGTGGGATCACGAACGCTCAGAACCTGCGCAGCATGATGAATAGCCAAGGCTCTAAGGGCTCAAGCAATGGCGCGCAGGTCAACATGAACATGAGCTTCCAAACCACCCGCTTCATGGATCGCGATTGGGTGGATCAAGAGCAACTGCAAGCTGCGATGGCGCAAGCTACAAAGAAAGGGGCCGAACGTGGTGAACAGCGGGCCCTAGACAAGCTTCGCCAGTCACCTCGTAACCGTCGCGCTATTGGCCTCTGATGAACTTCCCTTCCTTAGTTCCCTCTAGCCGCAGCTATACCCCAGGGCAGCTGCCGATCCGAACCTATCGGACGTTGAGTGGCGCCATTTGGAAGCGCGCATTCACCAACACCCGCCTGGGGCAGACGATCAAGCTGCAGTACGAAAACATCCCCGACACCCAGGCTGAGCTGATCTTTGCTCACTTCGAGAGTGTCGGCGGTTTATTCAACCGCTTTGCTCTGCCTGTTGAGGTGTTTCAGGGGATTGGCGGCGGAATCACAACCCGCCTGCGCGCACCCGTCAACATCCAATGGGCCTACGCGCAGGAACCGACGATCACATCGGTGTTCCCAGGCATCAGTAGCGTGACGGTGGACCTGGTTGGCGAGGTCGTTTACCCGTGAACATCAGGATCTGTCAGCTGTTTGAACTGAAGCTGAAAGGCGGCGGCGTCTTCCGCGGCCAGAACTACTTCGTCAGGCAGAACTACACCTTCAGGGGCGGCAGCTACGCCTTCGTGCCGTTTCAGACGTCGGGATCGACGATGGCGCTAGGCGGCGACAACGAACCGCTGACGATCTTGTTCCCCAACACAGAGCTAGCCGTTGGGTTGCTTGAAGGTGGAGACGGTAACCGCAACAGTGAGCTGACGCTCTACAACCTGTGGCTGAATGCAAGCGACCAGCCCTTGCCTGACCCACCGGCTGAGTTCTATGTGGGTCAGGGCAGCTCATTCAGTGAGACCACAATCGAATGCCGCTTCAGGAGTGCACTCGATTCGGTTGGCGGGACATTCCCCGCGCGCATCCTGACAGCAGAGAACAGCGGGATCTTGCCATTGAACAGTGATGTCTCACTTCAATGATCTGGTCGAGCTGCGGTATGGCTGGGGCCACCGTCCAGGTGACGGCAGCGGGCTGACCGATTGCTTCCAGCTCATGTGTGATGTCCGCCGGCGGCTGGGGCTGCGCGACTACGCCGAGATGTTCGAGTGGGTGTATCGGTCGTTTGAAGTGGAGACCGTGCCACGCATCAGGTTGGTGCGGTGGTTATTGCAGAACGCCAAGGCGGCAAACGACCAGCAACCTGGCGATGTTGCGCTGTTGGCAGGAACGCTGGTCGGTGCATTCGCAACGGTTAGCGATGTGGGTGGGTTGCTCTACATCAGCAGCGCCCGCCGTGTGGTTCATGCCTCAAGCGTGCCGCCTAACCTGAAGCTGTATCGCCCGCTCCCATGAACCGCAAGCTGCTGCCCTATGAGCGTGGGCTCTGTCAGCAGCTGGGGCTGACGGAAGAGCAATACTTCGAGTTCTTGGCAGCGCAGCGTGACTATGCGCTGTCTGAAGCGCAGCGCAGAGAGACGTTACGGGCAGAGCCTGTCTCGATCATTCTTGCTGTTGTCGGTGTTGTCTTTCAGGTTGCATCGGCGCTGTTGGCGCCAAAGCCTGAGACACCAGACAAGAAAAACACCGTTTCACGACGGGACAAGTCGTTCGCCCCGCGTTCTGGCTTCAACGGCACCCAAGAGCTGGCGCGCTACGGCGACCCGATCAACCTTGTCTATTGCAACGACAAGATCAACCCGAAGGGCCAGGTGCGTGTCGGCACATCACTGCTGTGGTCGGCGGTAGAGAGCACTGGCACCGGGCAATACATCCAGCTTCTGCTGTTGATCGGCGCAGCGAAGGTCTTGCGGCTGGACGTGAACAAAACGGCGTTTGGCCAGCTACCTGCCCGCCAGTTCTCGGCGTCTAATACGTGGGTCTACTACTCACCTCAGAACGGCCCTGTGCCGTTTAGTTCCCGTGTCTTGGGCGATGCGCGCGATCCAGCTGTGGCCGCTGGTGGAAGCATCACCCACCTGACGCGAGAGCTGTCTGGCAATGCAGGCGAGGGTTATTCGCAGGCTTACACACCAACCACGTCGACCGAGCTTGGTGTTTACGCGCCGATCCCGATCAACGTCGACATTATCGAGCGCGATGAAGACGGGAAGACGCGCTACGCCCCGATCGGCATCACGATCTCTGGGGGCTTTGCATCCAGCTATTCAGTAGGCAGCACCTTCACTCTGTCCATCAAAGAGGTGCCGCGGAAGCAGGATGAGGACAAAGCAGCCGTTGCAAAGGAGGCAGCAAAGGATCTGCGCTTGCAGCTGGTGAACAACTTGGATCGCGGGGCGATCTACAGGCTTGGGAGTGCCAGCTTCAAGGTCAGAAGCGTTACTTCAGAACTGTCGCTTGATAACTCTTCTGTTAGCGCTCAGTTTGAGTGCACTGAGGCAGGTGTTGGTCCGACCTGTCGGTACGACCGAATGCGGGCGAAGATCTTCAAGGACGAAGATAAAGAGGTCTACGACAACGCGAAGGACATCCTCAAAGCGCCTGTTTCGGAACCGGTCAAGGCGCTGACTACTGCAGACGTCGACAGTATTTTCTCGGCGGACGAGAAGGAAAACAAGAAGTATTGGATCGGATTCACTGAGCAACAGGCCAAAGAGCGTGAGCGCAAAAGCACTGTTTTCACGCAGCCGTTCACCATCCCTAAGTTCGGCGGGGTAGGCAACCCAACCGGCGGGAATAGGGATTACAACTTCACAGGGTCTACATCGGTCAGCTGGACTGATGATCTGGATAAGGCGCGGAACCGAACGTTCATCAGGGGCGGATCAATCGCCTACACCGAGGAGCTGCTCAAGCTCTTCTTGGCCAACAAGCCAAAGATCAACAACGACCTGCTGCGCGCTGAGTATCGGGACGATCGCGAGAAGCTGCGGCGGATTGAGCAGCAGCTCATGGGCGGCAAGGCCAAGAAGCTGATCCGCAAAAGCCTGATCGCCAACAACGCGGAGCTGAAAGGTGTCGTTGCACGAATCGACGTTCTGAACGACCTGCTCTCAAACGACGTTGAAGAACTGAACAAGGAATGGCGAGCAGAGGCCAAGACGACCCAGCCTTATGCGGATTACACGCAACGGATTAGAGACCAGCGAGAGCTGATCGCCAACCTTAAAGAGGCTGACGCCACCGCAAAGCGGGTCTCGAAAGAACGCGACATCCTCGATGAGATCCGAGAACAACGCCGTGACTATGTGGCGGACTACATCGCTGGGAAGCGGAAACAGCTAAAGCCAACGAAGGCAAACCTCAAGCTTTGGCGCCAAGAGCGAGAGCAGTTGATTGATAAGAAGCGGCAGATCATTGCCGACAACCTCGACGAGGAGCAGGAGCGTCTGCTTTCGATCGTGCGATTGTCAACCGTGCCGTTTGTCTTGACCGGCGTCGACGATGAGCGTTTCGCTTGCGGCATCAAGTGCATCAATCAGAAGCTCGACGGCTTGCAAGGCAAGTTCACTGTTGATCAGGTAGGAGTCGACGCTGTAGTCACCAAGATCAAAGAGCTGATCGCCGAGAAGCGTCAGGCTTTGCAGTGGGTGAACTACCTACTCAAGAACTGGCGCACGCTCATACGTGACAACGATGATGCGTTCTACGTGAAGGCCCTGGTCAAGTCAGCCAAGGCTCTCTACACCACAGTGACGGCGTGCAACATCGTGCGCTTCAACTTCAAGGTGCGCTTGTTCCGTCGCATCTCTGGCCGCCAGAAAGAATACGGCGAGTACGAAGCGCCCGATGGCTACAAGCTGAGCGACAACGGTCTGGAGCGCCGGACCATGTTCTTCTACGTGCTGATTCGCAAGAGCGGCGACACTGCGTTCACCCGTGTGCCAAAGCTGTTCGCGGTGGAGCGCGGCAACGACATCGACAACTACATCAGTGTGTTGTTCCACTCTTCAACCAAGGCAAAGCGTGAGTTCCGCTTTATCCCAGTGTCTGACCCTGTGGCAGAGATCAGGGAGTCTGGCTACTCAGGTTATGCCTACATCTACAACGCAGGCGCCGTTAGGAGCATTTCGGCAGCAGGCGGCGTCATCAATTATTTCGGCAAAGAGGTTGCTCTTGACTTCAACAGTTTTCCCGACCTGAGGGAGCGCGGACCCATCTACACCAACGAATGGGATCTGTTTTCCAACAGCTCTGACACGCAGGTGCAGTCGAGCTACGACAACGGGCCCGAGGCGAAGCTGGTCAACGTGACGGAGCAGACGATATGCCCGATCGCCGGCAAGTATCAGAACATGAGCCTGCTTGCCTTCCACACCTATGCCAGCAATGGCGTGGAGGACCTGCGTTCGATCACTGCATTCGTGCAGGAAGGCAAGGCCGCGTGGAAGGTGGCCGATGATGGCAGCGGGCCATTCCAGAGCGGGGAAGGCACCTGCTACGCGCCAGACATCTTTGCTGACACGGTGCTGGATGCCACGAACGGCATCAAGAACTTCGCCAACTCCAATGCTGTCGATTGGGAGCGCCTGGCCCTAGCAAAGCGGTTTTGCAAGAACAACGGCCTTGGCGTCCAGCTGTTTATGGATGGCGTGATCGCTGATCGCCGCGGCTGGCGTGAGTTCTGGGTTGAGGTGGCGCCCTACAGCCTGCTGGAGTTTGCCCGCATGAACGGGAAGGAAACACTGATCCCAGCGTTGCCGGTGACCAGCGCAGGTGCGGCCACCACCAGCTTGACCATCTCCGCGATGTTCAACGAGGGCAACATCCTCGAGGACAGCTACCGCGAGGAGTATCTCGACTTCGGGGATAACACCAAGGACCTGATCGCGACGGTGGTTTACCGCGAGATCACCAATGACGAGATCTTCCCTCGCGATACCAGCGTGACGCTGTGTCGCAGCGACACTGATCTGAACGATGCTGTCTGGCAGACGTTCGACCTAAGCGACTGGGTGAGCCAGCGCGAGCAGGCTGTGCTGTACGCCCGTTATCTCTGCCAACAGAGGCGTTACGTGCGCCGCACGGTTGAGTTCAAGACCTACCCAACCGAAAGCCCGATTCAGCCTGGCAGTTACATCTTTGTGGACATTGGCCTGGACCGTTGGGACACCGTGCGCACAGGCGTTGTCGAGGAAGGCGGAGTATTGAGCACACCGTTAGGCGTTGAGCTTCCAGATGGCAGCTTCACCGTGATGACCTACGACTCGGTCAACCCTCCTGTTGTTCACCAGGATGTGGTGATCCTCAACGGCGTGGCGCAGAATCTGCCGGTGCCAGCGGGCAACCTGTTTGTCTTAGGCACCAACACCAACGGCAAGCGCGTGTTCCGCGTGACTGATGTTTCGCTGAGCGAAGAGGCAGAGGTCACGGTGCGAGCGGTGGAACACCCATCGTCTATTTCGGGCGGCTCTGCCAAGAGCTTGGTGGCGGATCTAAGCGCAGGGCTCTTCAGAGAGATCGGCGTAGACTGCTCCTGAGGAGGTAGCGATGGGCTTCTTTACCGGCCGCACTGGCAGTCTTGTCTACCTCGGCAAACCTGTCGCCAAGGTTGCGCGATGGGAGCTGTCAGTCGATCAGGAAGCGCTTCGCACGACCAAGATCAGCGATTTCGTTGAGACCTACACGCCTGGGAAGCGAACCGCGACCGGCACGGCGCAGCTCTATTACTACCGCCTGAGCAGCAGGCAGCAGACGCCCTACACGGAGTTTTCAAAGCTGATCCAAAAGCTGGTGAGAAGCGGAATCCCTAGCCCGTCTGATCGTGTGGAGTTGACGCTATCGATGGGCCCAACCTTTCTTGATCAGCTTGTGCTCAAGGCATGGCTCACGACCGTGAGCTTGGGCAGCGCCACCAATGAGGTGGGTTCAGTTGAGATCAGCTTCACGATGGACGGCGACTTCGTGCAGGGGCTGGGCGCATGATCATCACTGGCGGCAGCGGTTGCGTTCAGATCGGTCGGGCTGCTGGCGAATCGATCCGCAGCGAAGTAAAGCCATCCGACGTCAACACGGTTGTCAAGCGGTTTGGCTTTGCGGGGGATGAGAGCAACATCCTGACTGGCGATCGCGTCGAGATCACAACGGGCGACCCGCGCGGCTTGGCGTTCATCCCACCGGACTGGTGGGCGGACAACGTGGTTCACAACAGCGCCACGTTCTACGCCCACGTGAACGCGATGGGCGGCCTGCGTCTTTACCGCACGTTTGCCGATGCGTTGAACAACGATCGAGACAAAGCGGCGCATCTCCTCGACTTTTCGGGTGATCCGATTCAGATCACAGCAGAACTCAAGGACACAGGGACTAGGCCCTTGGGCGCAGTTTCGAGCTACACGTTCAACACAGACCGAGAAGCTGTGGATGTCACCACGCTTGGCGAGTTGTTCTCTGAGCAGTACAGCGCAGGGACGATTACGGGCAGCGGCACGATCGACTGCTACTTCCAGGTGAAGGGCGGGATGTGCGCTGTTGCAGGCGGCGGCGAGACAGAGGTGAGCATGATCTTGCCCCAGATGCTGTTGCGTGCCGACATGGGCGCTGAGATCGACCTCATCTTGACGGTGGCGACACCGACGCCTGAGGCTCCGATTTACTACGAGATGCGGGCTGTGATTACACGCGCGGGCGTGACCGTATCGCCGACAAGTTTAATTGAACTGGCGGTTGATTTCGTGACAACAGGAGAGTTTGCTCTCCGCGTAGGCGAAGGCTCTGAGTACATCTTGATGGAAGATTACGACCGCATGATGCGGGAACAAGACGTTGATTATCTGCTGACTGAACCGGCTGACTAAACTGCCTCTAGCACCACATTTGGCTCGACGCCGTGGCAGATACCAGAATCTCAGCCCTGACGCGCCTGCCAGAGGCGGATCTATCGGCAACTGATCTGCTGCCTGTATCCGACCTGTCAGCGTCTGAGACCAAGGCGATCACCACCAAGGACCTATTCCAAGGCGGTCTGGCGCTGATTGATCCGGGGTCGATCCCGATCGGCAAGCTCGATGTGAGCCTGGGTCTTGACCCAGCGGTGCTGCACAGCAACCAGACGGATGTGGTGCTTGGCGTTAGCAGCACGCCGGGCCCGATCCAGGAGTTGCGTTGCACGCAGCTTGGGCGAGACATCCTGGCCTCCGCTGATTCAGCGACTCTGCGGTCTGCATTGGGCCTGGGCAACCTCGCAGACAAGACCGGCAGCTGGGTGAATGGCAGCAGCTTTAGCGGCACTAGCAGCGGCACCAACACAGGCGACCAGACCATCACGCTCACCGGTGCCGTTAATGGTTCTGGTACGGGCAGTTTTGTCACGACGCTTGGCGACAACGCTGTTCTGACCCGCTCGATTACGGATGCGGCGATCACGGCCATCAAGATCGGCACTGATGCCGTCACGGCCGAAAAGCTTGCGGATCAGTCTGCGGGCATCGTGGTGTCTGGCCCGCCAACAACACCCGGCGACTTCATCGGCCAAGGGGCATTCAACGAACTCACCAACGTCAGCTACACCTACACAGCAAACGGCTGGGTTGAGCACGCCGGTGCTCGCAGCGTGTCGGTGAGTGAGGTCGGGACACCGCTGAACTTTGCCGTCACGAACGGCTCTGTGTTGGGCATCGATGTAACGCTTGACCTGCAGCAAGCGAACCGCTTCTGGGCGGGGCCGAGCAGTGGCGGCGACGCTGCGCCGACCTTCCGCCGTATTGCCGATGTTGACCTGCCACTGGCGACCAGCAGCGCAGTTGGTGCGATCAAGCCTGGCGCCACTCTGAGCGTCACAGCAGACGGCACAACAAACATTGTCCCCGCCACCACAACGACAATCGGCGGCGTTTCAGTTGTAGCGGGCGGCTCTCTTTCTATTGGTGCCCAGGGGCAGCTCACCCACCTGAGCAGCAACGTGACACCTGGCACCTACGCCAAGGTCGAGATCGATGCCCGTGGGCACGTCGTCTCAGGTGGCCCGCTGACCGCTTCCGACCTGCCACCCCACGATGCGTCGCTGTTGATCAGCGGCACGTTGAACCGCGCACTGATTGCTGACAGGAGCATCAGCGTTCAGCAGCTGATGGACTACTCCACCACTTTGGTGCAGGAGAACACTCCGTCTGCGCTGGTGGGCGCGTACCCCATCGGCACGCAGTGGTTGAAAGAAAGCACGGGCGAAGTTGCTGTATGGAACGGCAACAGCTGGATGCGGACTGGCGGCAGTCTTCTTTACAACAAGAACCTGCGGTATGGCGGCACGTACGACGCCTCGACCGGCCTGGTTACGGGTGTGACGCAGCTCGGCACCGCCGAGGGAATCGTTGTAGGCAATGCAGTACCTGGAGCGAACGACTCCAACGCTGGCCTGTACTTCGTTGCCTCAGCCCCAGGCAATAACATCAGCTACGCCAACAACGCGGTGTTTGACGCGGGCGACTGGTTGCTGTCGCACGGCCTGGCGGCTGGTTTCGTTCGCATCAATACGCTGAATAGTGGCGGTGGCGGCGGTGCGGGCGGTAGCTCGACATTGGCTGACCTGCTCGACGTTGTGCTCGGCACCCCTACAGAAGGCGACTTGCTGGTGTACGGATCCAATGGGCAATGGGTCAATCGAAGCATCCTTGATGAGGGCACCTGGAGCTAGTGCCTAAGCTTTAGGCACATGCCTTCGGGCTCTTCTGACTAGATAGTCATGGCACTTCCCCAGTTCCGACACTTGCGGTCCACTGTTGCGGGGAAGTTGCCGGGGCCAACGGCGATTTCAGTTGGACAGATCGGGGTCAACTACAACTCAAATGATCCGTTTCTCTGCATTAAGGATTCAGACGGGAATGTTCGCCGTCTGGGTGGTTCGACAATCAGTGCAACACCACCGGCTGGCCCGAGCAATGGTCAGCTGTGGGTAGATACGACTGTCACTAGCGCGCCTGTTCTGAAGGTATGGAACGGCACGAGCTGGGTGGCTGCAACCCATGGCCTCAAATCAGGTTCGTCAGCGCCGACGCCTGCGGTAACAGGTGACCTCTGGGCGAACACCAGCGGTGCAAGCCCTCTCCTTCAGATCTACACCGGGACGCAATGGATCTCGGTTGACACGCAGGCGGGACTCGCAACCACGAGCGCAACGGGCGTCGTTCAACTGGCGACTGCGGGCGATGTGTCTGCTGGTACGGCCAGCCGCGCTGTGACGTCGGATGTGCTCAAAACACTGTTGCCCAGTGCTGCCAGTGAGAACGCGGCAGGCATTGTCGAGCTGGCGACCTCCGCCGAGACGGGTACAGGAACAGACAGCACCCGCGCCGTGCATCCTGCTGGCTTGAAGGCACAGCTCGATCTGAAGGCCAACCTGCTGTCGCCTGCGCTGACGGGAACACCAACAGCACCAACAGCAAACCCAGGGACAAACACGCAGCAGATCGCCACGACTGCGTTTGTGACTACTGCGGTTGCAGCAGGTGGCGGCAGCGCCAACGTACCGGCAGCAACGGAGAACGTCGCGGGCATCGTTGAGTTGGCGACGGCTGCCGAGACACAGTCAGGCGCTGATACCACCCGAGCCGTGCACCCCGCTGGTCTGGCTTCTGCAATCTCGGGCAAGGCCAACTTGACCGACGTCTACAGCCGCAGCCTGGTTTATACCAAGAGCGAGTCCGACAGCCTCTATCTACCCAAAAACATCACGTCGCTGCCGCAGCTGCCATGAGCACGGTTGTTCCTGCAACTGACGAGATTTTTGTTCAGCGCAGCGGGACTCTCTACCGCACAAACATCGGCAAGCTCAGCTCTACCGGTAACTTCACGCCCACCGACTACATCCTGGTGAGTCGTGGCGGCACGGATTACTACACACCTGCGCAAAACTTCGATGCGCTGCGGACTACAGACGCCCTGCTGGTGGTGCGGATGGGCACCGCGTATTACGTCAACGTGTCAGATGTGCGTCGCGCCCTGACCCCACCCGTCGTCTATCCCGGCTTCACGGTAGAGATAAACAGCGACGTCTACACGCGAGAAGCAGTAGCCGATCGAGACATCTCTGTTCATACCAAGCTGCGGCGCTGCGTTATCAGCAATGCTGGGGTTGTTCAGTATTACCTGAATGCAGACTCCTCTGGCTCGAGGATGAAAACCAGCTGGCTGCGGCTAGTTGAGACATCAGTAATCTCAGAGCCCTATACGGGCGCATTTAGTACTACCGAGGTCGCGAATACAAAGCTAAGGGCAGGTGTGCTGCCCTGGGCAAGTGGCGTCACCTACGAAGTAGGTGATCGCGTTATCTCTAACAACGAAGTGTGGGAATGTAGGGTCCGCGGCGTGTCTAACACTGCCAACTCGCCGAACTACGGCACAGGTGTAGCTGCTTCGTTGACCACGACCACCACCCCAGTGATGGTTGAGATCCCGCTATTTAGCGTGTCGATGAGTTCGGCGAGCACTTTCACGCACACGTTCAAGATCACCCTGGGGGAGAAAACCAATGACGGTTTCCAGGTGCATCCTGCATTTGTGCGCGCGAATGGCACGTACAGGAGCCACATCTATGTGGGTGCCTACATGGCTAGCGGTACAGGCGGCGCCAACTCAAATAGTGGCGTTGTGAACGTTGCCAGCATGTCAAGAGTTACAGCGCGGACGGCTGCGACGAACCGCGGCGCCGGTTGGCATTTGATGGGGTTTTGGGATTGGAATGCAATCCAGTGGTTGCTGATGACGGAGTTTCAGGACCTGAACTCACAGCGGGCCATGGGCCTTGGGCCTTCAATCGCCATGGATTACACCAGGACAACGGGCCAAAGCGATTCAAAGGGCAACCGCTTCCATACCGCCTACAGCGCAGTCGCATCAGCCTGTGTGAGTTACAGGGGGCTTGAGAACATCTACGGCGTTGCTTGGCAATGGATGGACGGCATCAATGCCCAAGGCACTGCTCTCTATACCTGCAACGATCCAACCAAGTGGGCCGACACCATCACCGCGGATTACACCTATTTGGGTGAAGTCGCAGTCGGCTACACAAACAGCGTGATCGTCGCATTGACGCCTAACAACATCGGGCTTCTCCCCGGTGGCACAACGACCACGACCACCAGTGCAGATCTGAAAGGCGCGATCGGAGATGGCTTCTGGACAAATAGTGATGGCACGCTCGCTGCAGGGCAGCACGGTGGCTTCTCGGGGACCTATGCAAATGGTGGGGATTACTACGCGGGCACCTTTATGAAGAACTACTTTTACTTGGCGTCGAGCACTTACACCAGCCAGGCCACTCGAATTGCTTACTACCCAGGGGGCTGATCGCAATGTCTACTGTCATTCCAGCCACCGACGAAACGATTGTGCAGCGCAGCGGGGCGTTGTATCGCTGCACGTTGTCGCGGCTTGGTGCGCTGACAGCCAGCGATTACATCCTTGTGAATCGAGCTGGTGTCGACTACTGGGCATTGGGGACCAGCTACGGGACACTGCCCAACACTGACGTGATGTTGGTGTTGCGCTCAGGGACGCTGTATCACGCAACGGTCGCAGACATTAAGGCGGTGCCTGCGCTGCCTTCCCCGACCACGGTCGAGCTTCTGATGGTTGCAGGTGGTGGTGGCAAAGGGAGCGGCACCTACACAGGCGGCGGTGGCGGTGGCGGCTGCAATTACACAACTACCTGGAGGGTGACGCCGGGCTTCAAATACGACATCGTCATTGGCGCCGGCGGTTCAGGTACGGCGTTTGGCAATCAAACGAAGATCAGCACTACCTTCGCAAATGGTGGTGGCCGCGGCGGATTCAGCACGTTGAAGAACGGCTCGAGCGGCGGGTGCGGCGGTGGTGGCGCAAACGCCAGCGGCAGCGCAACAGGTGGCGAGGGTGACGTGGGCGGCAATGGCGGCAACGTGACGACGCTTGGGGCTGCCGGCGGTGGAGGCAGGGGCGGCAACGCTGCCAATGTCACTTCAGCCCAGGGGAAAGGCGGGCCTGGGTCGAGCTACGCCATCACGGGCGCGACGGCTTACTACGCGGCAGGCGGCGGGTCCTATGGCACGTCTCCCCAAGCTGGCGGCACCGGCCACAACGCAGCGGCCAACACAGGCTGCGGCGCAAGCGGTTCTGATACTTCCGCCTCTTCTGGCGTTTTGGTTATTGCTTACAGAAACACCTATGCAGAGCCAACAGTGACCGGGACCTACACGATGCCTACCCGCTCGGGTTACCGCGTCTACAGGTTCACCGGATCAGGATCCATCACCTTCTAGTCATGGCGCATTTTGCTCAGATCGATGAACACGGCCTGGTGTTGCAGGTCATCGTTGTTGGCAATGACGATTGCCTGAACCACAAAGGCGATGAGTGTGAACAGACAGGCATCGCCTTCTGCCGCTCGGTGACAGGTGAGCACACCACCTGGCTGCAGACCTCCTACAACCACAACATCAGGAAGAACTACGCCGGCATCGGCTATCGCTACGACGCAAAACGAGATGCGTTCATCCCGCCGCAGATGTTTTCCGATTGGGTGCTCAATGAAGACACCTGCAGGTGGGAGCCGCCAGTTCCTGAACCCACCAACGGGCATTTCGTGTGGGAGGAAGGCAAGGGCTGGTTACAAGTCCCTGAACTTCCTGATGCTGATTGATTAGTGCCCCCACCAGCGGCATGATGCGAGGGGCGGTCAGAGAGCCCTTGAGCACCGGTATGGGTTGGGGTCCTGGGGTCTTTATGGCCCCTTTCTATTTGGGTCGTGCTCAGGTGATCATCTTCGTGTTGTCGTTGTCTACATCGTGAGCTAGGGGATCGAAAGAACCCTCGACATTGGCATCACCGACGGGGGATTCAACGGCCCCCTTTCTTTCGAGGTCCATCGCCTCCCAGCTGTCGAGCTGAGCGCGAAGCGCATCACCTGTCGGTGTCTTCACTGGCCACGCGGCAAAGCGAATCACGTCTTTGCGGGTGCGGCAGTAGATGGAAACATCAGGCTTCCAGCAGACAAAGACCCGCCCATCGAAGTCGCGCCACGATTCGATGCGAAGGCCCTTGGCTACGAATGCGTCACGCTTGGCCATTGATCAACTTTCTGTAGGCGTTCATGTCGTGATCTTTGATGCCGTTCAGTACGTGAACAGGACTGAACGGTTCAAGCTGCAAAGCCGGCGCTGTATGGCGAAAACCTGCAGCCCATAGGGGCATGTGCGGGACCACGTCGTCCGCGTGCACAAAGCGGTGATGCGGCACCCGTAACCGTGCTGCGAGTTTCGCCCCGCCAGGGCGTGGTGAGCCAAAAGTCACCAGCTCCAACAGCGGCAACTGGTCTTGCAGTTGGGCCGCCATGATCGTCGCCACGGCACCGCCAAGGCTGTGGCCGCAGAGAACGATGGTTTTGTTCGGGTCAAGTTCAATGTGGCTGGCCCACATCTGTGCCATCAGTTCGCGGGCGTAGGCGCCAAAGCCCAGGTGCTCGTCGGTGCTGGTGAGGAAGAACTCGAAGTTGCGCCGCCAGTCCGCCAGCTCATCGCTGCCTTCGATGGCAATCCATTGGGTGAGGCCTTCGGTGTAGACCAGCCAGTCAGCGGGGCGTTCGTAAACCTGCTGCGCCAGGCTGGCAGCGGTCTGGAGGTGGTAGAGGCTTAGGGCCATCGCCACTCCGCGCAGTTGGTATCAACGCCGTGTTTCTTGGCCCACTTGAGGAAGGCTTCAACGGTGCTGAAGGCGCGGCAGTTGTCGGCCGCTTCAAC